CTCAGTTACGGGATGTCAAGAATCAGATTAAACACCTTGAAGCTACTGAGGAGCAGATTGAAGTGGCTGTCCGAAATCTTATGGGAGAGTGCCAAGAGATTAGAACAGTGGATGGACAGACATTAGTTTCTTGGAAATCCTCTAAAAGCTCTAAGAAGTTTTCAGCATCACTGTTTCAAAGTGCCATGCCTGATATTTATGAGCAGTTTGTGGTCGAAACAATGGGCAGTAGGCGTTTTCTTGTTAAGTGAGGACATTATGAAACATGGAATGAAAAAAACTAGGGAATACACAATTTGGCAAGGCATGAAAAAGCGTTGCATGAACCCTAATGCCATTAACTACAAGGATTATGGTGCTAAAGGCATTACAGTTTGCGAAAAGTGGATAGATTTTGTTGGTTTTTATGAGGACATGGGTTTGTCAGGTGGATTGTGCTTAGATCGAATTGATAACACCAAGGGTTATTTAAAAGATAACTGTCGTTGGGTTACTCATTCCCAAAACAATCGGAATAAATCCAACAATGTTCTTATTGAAGGTAAAACAATGACGGAATGGTCAGAGATTACAGGGTTAAGTAAGCAAGTAATTTCATGGCGTATGTATAAATTAAATATGCCACCAATGATTGCTTTATCTACACCCTTAATGAGAGGTGCAAGAAAATGAGCAATATTGATATAGCAGTTTGGATCATGGCTGTAAGTTCAGTCATTGACACTATTTACACCTTATCGGAGATTATTCATGTCTAACATTGTCAGTTTTAACGAGATGGAGCAGATGGCACAAGCAATAGCCAAGTCTGGTCTGTTTGGTATGAAGGACACCAACAGCGTTCTAGCGTTGATGGCGGTAGCACAGGCGGAAGGTTTACACCCTGCAACTGCAGCTCGTGACTTTCACATAATCCAAGGCAGACCAGCATTGAAGGCTGATGCGATGCTTGCCCGTTTCCAAAATGCAGGTGGCAAAGTCGAATGGAAGGAATACACAGATGAGCAAGTTACAGGAGTTTTTTCACATCCCGTCGGGGGTAACCTTGCGGTTACATGGACCATTGGACAAGCTACCAAAATTGGTCTTGTTAAACCAGGAAGCGGATGGCAAAAGTTTCCCAGAGCGATGCTCAGAAGCCGTTGTATTTCAGAGGGGGTTAGATCAGTTTTCCCTGGATCTGTTACGGGGTTCTACTCGCCAGATGAAGTCGAGCACTTCGAAACCCAGACCGCCAAGCCTACCGTATTAAAAGACATGGGATCAGTCATTCCTAGCGTAGTGGATCTTTCCGCTATTCCTGATGACATCCCAGATATGGCATTGCCGATGTATGTTCCAGGGCAAGATTTACCTTATGCGCATTATGTTTGTAAAGATGATTGGATTGATGGTTTCGCAGAGATGCACGCCAAGATCCATGAATCAAGCAAGATGACACCAGAGGAAAAGTTCTCCAAGATAAAGGCATTTAGAGATGTCAATGAAGCCTATACAAAAACATTTGACGGCAATACTACAGCGAAGTTCTTATCAAAACTCCAAGCAATTAGAAAGGAAATTAACAATGGCTAATGGTCATATCGCCCAGATGGGCAAAGGTGTTCTGTTTCAGAACGAAAAGAAAACCAATGAGCGCTCTCCTGATTGGAAAGGTACGCTATTGCTCTCAGAGGACTATAAAGCGGGTCAAACCCTCAAGATTGCTGGCTGGACTAAGCAAACCCCTAAAGGTAGCCTAATCAGTCTCTCCGAAGATAATTGGAAACCACAGAACCCTGGCGTTTATCCAAAAGAAGTGAATCGTGTCGATGACGGGGAAGTGCCATTTTGAAAACACTAATCGCTATTACACTGGTTTTATTTTTATCAACTAGCTACGCAGTGACTAAATGCGCTCCAGATGGTCGTGGTGGTCTTTGCTGTTGGGACACTGACACAGATGGTCCTTTTAAACCAATGAGCTGCTATTGATGGTTGTTTTAAATTTACCTTACCCTCCCAGTATCAATAACTACTGGATCGCTTCAGGAAACAGACGATTTATTTCTAAGCGGGGTAGGGAATTTAAAAATGCAGTTGCAGATTATTGCGCTGAGTTCAGAGTTCCTAAATTTGGCGATAAACAAGTTTGGGTAGATATTTTTCTCTATCCACGCTCTAAAAAGCTCATGGATGTTGATAACTGCATAAAACCAATATTAGATGCCTTGCAAGATGCTGGTGTATTTGATGATGATGTTCAAGTTCACTGGGTTCGCATTGAGCGAGGTATGGTTAAAAAGAACGGTGGTTGTTTAGTCATGATTGATTATTTGGAAGAATCACCAGCTCAAGGGGAATCTGGCGTGAATTAGCCAGGTAGTTAGGGGTTGAGCCAGCCAACTTCTTGGGCAAGCTGGCACTCATTTAAGGGGATATTTATGAACAATAAACCAGTAGCGTGGATGAGTGTTGAGTTAGACGGAAGAACTGTGTTAGCAACATATGAGTTTGAAACTGCTATTCCACTCTACACCCATCCAGCAAAGACACTAACAGATGAGGAGATAAATGTAGTAGCTATTCTTCAAGATGCAGAAATTGTGCCAGTAGGGCATGAAATTTGGAAAACTGGGGAAGAATTTAACAAATACAAAAAGATTGTATTAGCTACTGCTAAAGCACTAAGAAAGGCACAAGCGAATCCATTACAAGATAAATTAGATGCTATTGCTAATAAAGTTGTTTTTGGAAAGGCACAAGAGAAATGAACTTTATAAACTGGGTATTTGATGGCAGTTTTAAATGGTGGTTACTTGGTGCAGTTATTGTTTATATCATTGCTAGATTTATTTAAAGAAAAATTCTAAATTCAAGAATATCGAATACTTATACTTAGTATATTGTTGTATATCTATCGCCATTGATGCTTTTTAATAACTTGCTCCGATTCGTAATCGGTATGGCAAAAGGCGTTACAAAATAGCCCTTTAACAATATTATCATTGCAATATAGACAACGCCCAGTAAAAGAATGATTTTTGGGTTTAGCTCTTGCCGCTTGAATTGCTAAGTCCCGATCCCGTTCTTCATTGTCTGAAGCCATATCGTAAATATCGGTCATACCAGCCCATCAAATAATTTTTCTTCAGCTTGTCTACGCCTAAGTAGTCCAGCCATGTGACGACCAGCCGCCATATCCCATTTTTCAAATTCTAATGCCGCACCTTTCATATCGCCAGCATTAATTTTTTTTAATAGGGTAGAACCAGCAAAGTTTCCTGCTCCAACATTAAAAACAAAGTCTACAAGGGCATCAAATTCATCTTGAGTTATGTCTGTATGTATTTTATTAGCTACTGTCATTTCTGATTTTTGAACATCTTGCATTAATAATTCTTCAGCTTGTTCTTGAGTTATGGTCATATTGGGATGAACATCAGAACCAGTATGCCCATAACCAACAGTCCAAGGGCTACCACCAGTTCCCGGATCAGGATAAGAAGTAAGTCTGCATCCTTCAAAACTTTCTGTAAGATGAAGCCCATTTTTAGAATAAATCATTTGGCAATTGCATCATATTGGGCATAACAGGCTTCTAGTCCAGTTCTTATTTGGTCTGCTCTGGAAGCTTCCCTAATAAGAAATTCTGCATCCTCGGCAGAAAGGGTTGTCCCAGTTCCATTTTGTCCATTACTGGAGCTTTGGCTACGATTGGGTCTGTTCCGCAAGCTGATAAGAGCATCAGCAAGCTGGGAATTAATATTAGCAATTTGAGCATCTTTAGCCTTCCTTATTTTGTCAGTATCTTCTTGGCTTTGAACTTCTTTATCATGGACAGCTTTAGCTTGAGCTACTTTATAAGCATCCAATTTATAAGATTCATATTTTCCATAACCAATGCCACCCATTGCTAAAACAGCAAGACCAATCATTATGTAACTATTTATGGATAATGGAAACATTATTGAATAGGCTTTGATGTCACAAAGCGAAGTACAGCAACGATAATGCCAATAGCAATAAAGCTAATGCCATAATATTTTGGATCAATAATGTTTTGGACATAAGAAAAATTATCTGCTAAAGCACCAAATATAACAAGAAGCAAGGAAAACCACATAGTCCTTGATTTGTGCATTGCTTTCATTTTTTTTTCAAAATAGGCTTTTTGATAGTTTTTTTAACTGCTACTGGTTTTTTAACAGTTTTAACC